CGCCAGTTTCGTAGCTGTTGTTAAAGGTCGTTGCAGTGATTCCGCTGATGAGCGGAACAATAACAGCATCACCTTTGCGACGAGCCTCGTCAGAGAAGTCTTTGGTAAATGCGTTGAGCGGGGTGAGCTTCGCCACAAACGCCTGCATGGCGACTTGGGAGAAGATTTTATCGTTGAGGGCAATGGTAGCCATGGTAATTCAGTTGTTGTAGATTAGATTTTGTATCGGTTATTGTCTGCGAGAATCTCGGCCTTGTGAGCGGCGAAATATTCGGCAGCGTCAGTGGGTGAAAGTTTTGCCATAACAGCGAGGTGACTCGGTGGAGCCTCGTTGTTATCGGCAGCAAGAGCAACTGGCGATGGATGCCCGGTAGATGCAAGCAATTCGGATGCCTTGGCAGAAACCTTCTCTTCGGAAACCTCGGTGGCTTCTTCCAATTCCTTGATGGTTTCGGAGTCAGCGATCGCCTTCGTTTCAAATTCAGCAACAGCAGATTGTGCCGCAGCCAGATCGCTTTGAAGTTGTGCGTTCACCTCAACCAGACCGGTCAATTCATCGACCTTCTGGGTGGCTTTTTCAAGTTCAGCCCGGAGGGTGTCATTTTCGAGGATTGCTGCTTCGATTTTTGCAGCTTCGTCATTGCCGGGGAATAATTTTGCAAGAATGCCAGTCATGCCATTAGTTGGTTTGTCAAATTCTTCTTCTTCCTTTTCCTTGCCGTCCTTGAGGATGACATCGACAAATCCATTTGCCTTCGCCTCTTCCGCAGTCATCCAAGTCTCGGCATACATCATTTTGCGGATCTCTTTTTCATCCCCGCCGGTTCGCTCAGCATAGATGCCGGCAATCTCCGCGCTGATACCTTCGAGCAAATCCGATTGTTTGCGTAGGGATCTGGAATCACCAACTGCGATGGTCGATGCCTCATGGATCATAATGCGGCTGCCGGCAGTCATCCTGCGCTTGTCACCTGCCATCAGGATAACGCTGCCCATCGATGCTGCCAGACCATTGACGGTCGCAGTGACTTCGACACCTCGGGCCGACATCGAGCGCAGCGCATTGAAAATCCGTTGACCCTCAAAAACGGATCCGCCCGGTGAATTGATCTCAACCTCGACAGACTCCAAAGCATCATCGGCAGAGCATACTACTTCACCGATGCACATCTGGGCGACCACCGCAGCAGGCCCATAGAGTTTGTCTAGATCATCGATGAGCTTGTCGGCACTTTCCTTGTAAACGCCGGAGTTCAGTTTTACCTTACCGGCTCGGTTTTCAATGTGAATTTCCATTTCGTTATTTCGTTCGTTGTCAAGTTGTCTGGCTTTTGCATTTGCCCATGATTGGCCCGGATCGCCGCCCCATAATGCCCACGCAATGCGACCGGCAGATGGATATCCATCCTCTCCGGGGCTAAATCCTTCGCCTTGTTTGTCGACTTCATGCCGAGCAAAATATGAAACCATTCGGCGCACGGTTTCTTCAGATAGGTTGGTGCGGTTTGAAATATCTCTTGCCCGAGCGACACCTACCTCTGTGCCTCCCCGGTTAAATTCCCGCCGCCACTGCAGTCCGAGCGATGCCTCGGATGCCATCGCTTCAGTTGGTTTGAGGTCGACTGCCATTGTCTAAATCTTCATCTTCATCTACATCATTCAATGACCTGCTTGAGCTTCCGTTGCTCGATGCCATCTCATTTGGCGTGAGCATGGACATTTCACGGTCATCGACATCCACACCATAAAGCGTTGATGCGTTTCTAGCTGCAAGTTTTCTTAATGCGACTTCCTGCGCCCTTTCCTGATAATGAGATTCAAGAGTTTTCCCACGCATTGACACAATATCACGCAAATTAGCAGCACCCATTTTCCACAATGCCTCCAGTTCTTTTGTGATTCTTCCATCATCAATTGTCAGTTTTGGTGGTGTTGAAAATTCCCAGTTATACCAATCTGCGGCAGCAGGTAAATCGCCACGCTTTTGAGCTTTGGCAATTGCATATCCAATGATTCGTTTTGCTGCATAGAAAAGCAAATCCTGCCGATCCTCAATCGAGCGTTGGGCCATTGCAATTTCGGTGCGTTGTGCTGTGCCACCCCCGGACGCATGACCATCATAAAATGCCATCGGCCAATTCAACCCGGCAAATGCCGACTTAAGCAGGCGGTTGTGGAAATCCAGAAATGGATTGCCGGGGCGATTGTTGACTAGAGTCTCAATCTTGCCACCCGAGTTGCTGCGGAAATACCGAACGGTGCCACCATCCAGACTCTCGACCGTCATGCCCTTGCTCGATTCAGTGTCACCGATCAATGCATTGTAAGGGTCATCATGATCCGGGCCACCGGTGTCGTTGTATTCAACCAGCGAGATCGAGGACATCTGAAGCATCGCCAACCTTTCCCATTCGGTCGATTGGATCATGTCCCGGCAGTCATTAATGCAATGCGTCAACGCAGTTAGTCCGCGACTCTGATATTGCCACTCGGGATCGAACAAATGAATCACATTTTGCGCCGGCAGCCACTGATCAATTGCGCCTGTCTTGTCACAAAATGCGTATTCCTTTGCTTCACCACTTGGGTAATAAATGATGCCGTCTTGAAGCGTGCCGCCTCGGTATTGTTTGCCATCGCTAAATCCTTTTGGGGTTGCGATTCGGTGACTCGGAATGCCTTGGTATTGCGGGAATCCATTTGCCGTTTCTGTTAGCAAGATAAAAATTTCCCCATCGATGTCGATCGAGGTCGACCATCCAAATAGGTTTGTTTTGAAATCATGCATTCCGCCCCGGGAATCACCGATCCGGTAAAACACATCAGTGAGGAAATTGGTTGCCGCAGCACCGAATACATCATCAACTCCTTTATAAATTGGAACAAATGCGCGACCAACTGCATACATGCCACGTTGATTGATTGCATTCTTGATCGGGCCGAAATTAAGGTAAATCCTCCGGGCATGTGATTGCAGGGTGACCCGGTCAACGGATGGGACAAGTTCGCCAATATCCTTTTTCTCCGTAGGTTCCCATGGACGATAACGAGTTTCCTGCGCTGCCCTTGCTGCTTTATAACTGACTTGCCGTCCGAATTGATCGAGTATTGCCATTTTTTCGTATGTTAAAATCGACCAAGCGAACGCGATTGAGCGGGAACAAATCCATTTTGCAAATAATCCAAGGCCCATCGCAGGGCATTCTGGCGATCGGACTCATTCAGCCCGATCATCTTTTGCATGGTCACCGAATTTTTCGTTGCGCTTGTGATTGAATCCAATCCGCCTTTTGTCAATGCCCCTGCGACTGACGAATCAAAGGCAGAACGTATTGATGCGATCCGCTGGGGGTTGCCCTGCGCGTAATAAAAAAGGTTTCTCGCAACTTCTTTCGGATTTGCCGCCATCTAATTAAGGGATGTGTCAAACATCAAATCCGGGGATTAGCTTTAACATTAGCGCAGCCACAATTTGCATAGCCTCGACATCCCATGCGTGATTGTTGTTTCGGGTGCGAACCCACCTGTAATCAACTTGTTTGGTTTTGCTGTTGGTAACCTCACGCTTCATTTCAGAATCAATCTGCTTCAGGAAATCCACAGATGCGTCATCTGGGATATCCCAAGATGCTGCCTTGCCGATCCGGTGGGCATGCAAGATGTCTTTGATCCGATCAGATGCCCAATGCGCATAACGTGCCTTGCCCCCGCTGGATGCGGTCGCGTCTTGAAACCGGGTAAATGGTCTGTGGATAATGTCGCCATTCTGCTTTTTATAGGCAAAAGACTTTTGCCCGGATCCATGCAATGCCGTCCAATTCATCCGCGCACATGCCGAATAGACCTGATCGGTGTCATACTGAGCATCGACAAAAACGCATTGTGGGCGGATTGCGTATCGGATCGCTAAATCGTGGATGGAATCAAAAGTCTCCACCCGGCCAAACCATAATTGCATGCTTTGCCCATTTGTTTTCCATGCCCGGATTCCCGCCCAAAAGTGGTCACGTTGTTTGTCTACCGTGAGGAATCTGTGCGCTTCATCTTCGATTTTTTGCCCGGCAGAATACTCCCCAGTTAGGTATCCATTGCCGACAAGTTCCGCCCGATTATCTGACAAATCTTCCTCCCAAGCCTCAGCCAATCGTTTTTGGATAAACTGCCGGAGAGGATCAACATTGCCGACCTTTATTGCTGCCTTGGCCTCAAGCCAGAGCAGGACAATCTCCCACAATGGCTTCCGCCAGTTGCACAGGACATTGTAATGGAATCCAACATGCCCCGGCAGACCTGAGCCGCTTGCAACATATCGGCCACCTTCTGCCAATGCCCTGCGAGGTTGCGGCGAATCTGGACACTTCCAATCACAGTCAGCATTCTGGCAGCGCAGCACCGCGGTCTGCGACCGGCTCAACGCATCGAGCGATTCATCCTCGGAATAAACGACATTTGCCCATGCCCAAGGTTGAACCGTCCCGCATTCCGGGCAATCAAAACAAAATTCGCGCCGATCGGTATTATGCCAAGCTTTGTCGAGGTCATCACCTTTGGATCCGGCTTGAGACAGGATGAAAAACTGCCGATTCCACCGATCATGCAATCGACCTCGGGCCTCATTAAGCATCCCGGGCCGATATTGCCATGCCTCATCGCAAAACACCCTGCGCATTGATTTTGACTGCAAGCCGGAGAGATTCGCGCCAGTCAGAAACAGGGACATTGACGGAAAAAGTATCTCCATTTTGCGTTTTTTGTGCCTGTCTTTTGGCAACAACGCAGCGGTTTCGGACGTGTTTTGGATCGCATAATCCATTCGGGTTTCTGCCCAATCCTTCAAATCATCATCAGTCTGACCCACCAGTAGTGTCGGGCCGGGATCCTCGCTAATTATGTAAGCCAACCCGGCTTCCATAAATGTTGTTTTGCCTGTCCCGATTGGGGCGAGGTAAACAACCTCTTTCACATCAGGCGCGGACACAACATCGAGCGGCTCACGTTGCCATGGCGCATTCGCAACATGATATCGGGGAGTCAAACCATCCATGATCACCACGCGATCTGATGCCCATTCACTCGGTGATAGGTCAGATGGCGGACGAAAGTTGCGGAAAAATGCCAACTTAATCCGCTGCACTATCACCTGTGATTGGCGATTTAAGTCTTTCACCTTCGTCATAAATTATTTGGATCACTTGCGCCGACTTCTCGGCAATCGTGCGCTTCATTCCGGCAGCATCTAAACCCTCAAGCATTGGCGGCAAGTCTGCCTCCATCCGCTTAATTGCATTTCGGACAACTGACGCAATTGCATCCATGCCATCTTCAATGTGTGCCATGCTGCAATACCGATTCTGTTCGACCTCCAACGCATAGCCAGAACGCAGCGCATCGATCTGAACCTTTAGCGTCCGGGCATCATTGTATGTCCGGGCCGCCTTAACCTGCCGCACCAACTCCTCCAATTCATGGGCATCACCGACCGTTTCCGACCGCTGAATGTTTTGCGCGCCATCAATTTTGTTTTTTTGCAGGAACGTGATGTAACCCTTAATCGATTTCCACAGGTCAAATTTGTTCCGCCCGGTTTTGAAAATGATTCCGTCCTTGCCCAGTTGACCAACTCGCGCAGAGGTCAGATCAAACAACCTACACAATTGCTCGGTGGTCGCCTCGGTTGATTGTTTGTTTTCCGCACTCATTATTTATTTGCGGAATGGAGCGCATCGGTCGGAGTTTCACCGCCCTTTCCGGGATGGATTCCCGGCGTGTCAATGGTTTCACTTGATGCGCGTTTTGGATAGGGTTTAGACAAGGGGAAAATGCGTTTTCTCATCTCATTGTCAAGTGGCATTAGGTATTTGTGCTTCCACATAATCGGGCTTTTTTGCATTCCCTTAATCGTTCCGAAAAGGCTGTTTGCTGTGCGCTTGTGCATGATCTTGCCATTGTGCATGACCTCTTGCTGAGCTTGTGATGTTCCGCAATAGATCCAATTCCCTGCCTGATAAATTCCGCCGTGATGCCCTTGCAATGGGTCAGCATAGGAAATGATGAGCCGCAATCCGGGGCTGTTGGCTTTCAGGAATCGCATGGCAATCGCCGCAATCTTTGAAACTGGCGTGATGTGCTTTGTGAGTGCGATCCGAACAAGCTCACATGCTGCTGTTTGCTCCAATCGGTAAGGCTTGCCGATGTTGTTGTTTGCGCCCCTACCGAAAAGAACCACACCGATAAACTTCCCATTCTCCCATGCTCCCACCTTCACCAACTTCCCGGCTGGCATTGATTCAGAATAGTGCCAATTTTCAACTGCATACTTCGCAGCCTCATGCGTTGCCCAGTCAATCTTCAGAACTGGTTTCATGGAACGAAAAATTTCCTGCAATGCGGGCATTCAATCGGTGATTTCTCATCCAATTTCCCTTGATCATCCTCTGTTCCGGGCGCAAAATCAATCTCTACCGGATTCAGCGCAGCCTCAATCTCCCCGGCATCAAACCCAACCAGATCGAGATCAAAATCAGCCTCACGCAGATCAGCCAATTCCAGCCCCAACATCTCCTCATCCCAACCAGAATTCAAAGCTAACTTGTTGTCGGCAATGATGTATGCGCGTTTCTGGGTTTCGGTCAAATGCCCCAGCCGGATGCAGGGAACCTCAGTCAGGCCCAACTTCCGCGCAGCCATGACCCGGCCATGACCGGCGATGATGCCATCCTCGGCATCGATCAAGACAGGATTGGTGAAGCCGAATTCACGGATGGATGCCGCGACTTGCGCAACCTGCTGATCCGAATGCGTCCGGCTGTTGCGCGCGTAGGGGATCAGTTTTTCAATTGGTGTGGTTTCAATTTTCATGAAAAGGTAAAACGGTTGTTTGATTTCGACTCATGCGGACTTATCGGATC